GTTCTGATGGTAAATGGCCAGTCTGATGAGCGTTTTGGGCATAATGTTCGTGAATTATTCATTGAAGGCAATGAAATTGTCGAAGATGATTTGACACAGCAAGATGCTTCTTATAATGCAATTTGGATTGGTTGTGAACTTGATGACATGTTGAGAATGGGTTGCCCATCATTTCTGAGAGAATTTTATCGAAAGATTTTATTATCTTGGAGAATGTGTGCACCATATTGTGCTTCTTTGACTGGTAATCTTAAAAATCACTCTGGTAAAAATTTCACTCTTTGGGGAAACTCAACGAGTGGTTTGAAAGCAAGATCATATTATTTAGATGGGGATTTCAACTTGGTTATGGGTGTTGGAGATGATTTTTCGGCCCAGGGGAAAAACATTAAGAAAAACGTTGATAAGGCTTTGTACCTCGAGAAACATATTGGATTAAAAACTAAATTTAAAGTATCTAATGTTATGGCGTTTACTTCTCAATTTTGGGGGCCTTTTGGGGCTCTTCCAGATGTTGTTAAGTACTCTGCAAAAGCATTATCCAGACTCGTCAAAGACGAATTGGACTTTGAGGATTATAAAAGAGCTATTGCTGATTGGTTGAAACCGATGACAACTTTTGCCGCCAAGAATTGGTTGCGTGTTGCCACTTGTGAATACTATGGAATCAGCGATGGTGCTTTTGATATCTTCTTGGGATTTTTATGTGCCTTTAAGGACATAAATTATTTGGATTTTCGTAAATTTGCGACTCACCGATCGCTTTGGTTGGTTGTTTTTTCAGGTAAAGATAGTGGTGATAAAGTCATATTAAGAGAACAAGCAAGTGTGTTCTTTGATACATTTAACGAATTTCGAAATGGATTATACCCAGAGAAAATCGATGATGGTGAAAACAGTGGCGGAAATAGCTTCAAAATACCAACTAGCAAGCTGGCAAGCACAATTGCTGACGGCTTATCTGGATTTCGGTATGAAGGAAGCGCTTATCCTCCCGGATTTTTCCCTCAAATATAAGACTCTCTTTGAGAGCCAACTTTACAGAACTAAATGGTTTATGGTCTGTATTGTTGAGAAGGTTGCTGAAGATTATATGGTCAGCGATTTTCTTCGCCTTGCGAACGATAAGAACAATCTTGTTCAAATGGCTCGTAAAGCTGAAATGGTTGAGAAGGAAATATTCAATAATGTCGACGAAAATTTCGCCGAATTGATTGAAGCTTTCCAACGTGATTTCAACCTTGTAATTCACGATGATGTTTAAATATTAATTTTACCTAGTTTAATTTGGGTTTTATTTTAAATTACGTGAATTCTAAAAATTCTTTAATTACTTAATTACTTTCCAGGGAACTTCTCTCTTTCATTAAAATTTTTAAATTTTTAGTTTTAAG